ATGACATCACAAGCCAAGCCATTACACCCGATTTTCAAAATCATAATGCTATCTATTTTAGCCGGTATAATATGGTATGCTTATGATCGTACAAATTTTGTTATGAACTCCACTATTGAGGCGGCAACTATTGTAGGCTGTGACAGCAAATCGACAACGCGTTCCAGCGGTTCAAACTCCATGAACAAAAGGAAAGTAACCGTTTACACACCGATTGCTATATCTGAAAACAAAAACAAAGCCATAGGCTCTGTATGGGGGGACAGCGAACTCTGCCAAAATATAGTCGGTAAAAAAACTTCAATATTCGTACATAAAACTGATCCTGAAAAAAACCAGATTAACAGCTTTATTCATTTCTGGATTGTTCCGTCATTTTTATTTTATTTACTTATAATTACCTTAGCCATAAGAATTTCACCAAAGCTTAACCCCATTGTCACCTTGGGATTTATGGCCATCGCCGCATTCTACATTAATCAAGAGCTTGATTTATATCCCCTGCCATTTAATACACAATCAAGTTCCGAAAGCTCAAAAGAAAGTGGAGCAACTGACGTTTCTGCTCTTTCTCTAAACGCTTGTGTTAGAGCCTCTATGGCAGAGAAAGGAGTGAAACAGCGCGTTAACCTAACTTATTTGATTTGTCAGGATTCAGGGATTAAAGATTTAATCTCTATCCATGATCTTGTAAATCTGGAGGAACTATATTTGCAGGGAAATAGCATAACTTCGCTTGAAACGATGGGCGGTTTTAAAAAATTGCGTAGACTTTCTGTCGCAGGAAATAAACCCTTAGTAACACTTAGCGGCATTGAAAAACTTCCTGCACTAGAAGAATTACAGGCAAATAAGGCTGCTATAATGGATATAAGCGGTGTAGAGACACTAAAAAACCTTAAAATTGTTGGCTTAATGATAAATAAAATCGAAGATGTATCAGCATTTGCAAATCTAGATAAATTAGAGGACGTCACGCTTAGTTATAACAAAATATCTGATCTTTCCGCGTTCGCAAATAAACCAAACTTAGAAAAACTTACGATTTATACAAATGATATTACTGACATCACGCCGCTTTACAGCAATAAAAACATGAAAATTGTCGGGATCAGAGGCCGAGGAAACGTGCCTTGCGCACAGATAGTGGAGATCAGAAAACGCCTTAGCCCCGATGCCAAAGTCTGGGGTCAAAAAATATGTGATTGATTACAGAATACTACTACGCGATATTCCGCCTTATTGACTCTTTATCTGCTGTCTTGTAATCATAGGTCATGTCAGGATTTTTTTACGTCACAGCAATAGCTTTGGTAATAATTTATTTTATTTTCAACGCGACAAGTGGGTCCGTAGGGCCAGAAACCAGAGAAGAAAAATTTGTCAAATGCGTTGAGCGCGGGATTATCTTTTACAAGGAACATGACGCCTATCCAATTATTACAATCGGCGCAGATAAGGGTAAAAAAGCTATAACAGTTACAAGAAAACGTTGTGATTTAAATGTTAATGAATTTAAGGATAAAGTAAAATAGATCTTAATATTTATATTTAAAATTCGGGTGCAGAGAATTCCTGTCCTTCAAATATCTGCATACGGTATCTTTCTTTAAATTCCGCATCAGATAATTCTTTTTGCGCATGAATTTCCTCTATGGGGCGTTGTTGTTCTTGCTTTATCAATTCAATAATCGGGGCAACATCAATCTCGACCAGACCCTTTTCACCATCAGTTACATAAAGCGGAGCATTTTCAAAAAATAGATTTTCCCGATCATTTATTGCTATCCACGGGCTATCCTCCATGTCATTTTCCTTGAGCCATAATTGAGCCTCCATCTCCACAAGGCCGTCAGGCATTTCCCCCTCCCCACCAAGATAAGGATAAGGCAACACAGGGGTATAACCAACAACCCTATCCAGAATTTTTTCTGATAGCCCCTCTTTTATTGCATTGCGTCCAACTTCGCTGTGGCGTTGATAGGTGCTTAGAACAATTTCAGCCTCAGGAAATTCATCAAGGATTTTCTCTAAATTATCCATGTTCTCGTCATCAAACATTTCCGCTTCACCAGAGAAATGCTTATGATGGGTAACGCCGTCTAAATCTAGAAAAATTATCATGGAGCTGCCTTTTTTATTCTAAATAATTTTTATCATATCTACGCGGCAAATGCTAACTTTCCTCCTTGGGATTCCAGAAAATCACATCACGAGCCAGAGATTTTTTATCATCGCTGCGTTTATAGACATAAATGCCAAGCACGGATAAGCCCACCGCCCAAATCGCGCTTAAATTACCCATCGCCGCCATAACCACGCCTGCTTTATCTGTATCAAACATAATCACATAGGCAATGCCAAACATTTGCGCGCCCCAAGTAAAGGCCATTAAATAGCCAAAGGTAGGGCGCATACGCCGTACATATTTATCATCAGAAGACACTTCTGCGCGCAGTGATTTATTGATTTCTGATAGGCTGATCTGGTAATTCTCCATTTCCAACGCTGCCATTTTCTCGGTATGGCGATTGGCTTCGGCGAGTTGTTCGGGCGAAATCCCGCCATTTTTAATCACCTCATCAACCTTAGACAGAGCCTTTGATGCGCTTTTGGCAACGGGATTATCAATGGATTCTAACGCCCCGCCTAATACCGCCACCAATACAGGAAGCCCAATTTTTGATAATAATGCTGATAACATTGCTTTTCTCCTTTTCTAATCAAACTTTACTAATCCACCAAGCGATAAAAAATATGAGAGCCAATAACCGCTATCGGCTCTTTTGCGCGCGCCCAATAAGGTTTAATTTCCTTGGCATGATAATGAGTGCTTCCGCGCGTTAAATCCTCTAGCTGCCCTGCTATTGCAAGCCCCGCTATCTCCATCGCTTTGGCGAAATGCTTATTCTCAATTCCTATATTTTGGAGCTTTTTAAAATTGGGATCTGACCTGTTCCAGCATGAAAATTGATAAGGTTTTTGGCATACCTGAATAATATTATTACCCCACCAGAACTTACCCTTTTCTTGCGAAACCTTTACGCGGTTAAGCACGACATTGGCAACGCCGATCATACCGCGCGCTCCCTCTCCTCGCGCTTCTCCCCAAAGGGTACGCGCCAGAACATCTATTGTTATATCATCATAAAAATCACTCATAGATTTATCACCGCGCAGATTTTTGCGGGATTTAAGATCATAGAGATTTGACTTATCTTTCATTAGGTTTTCTCCTTTGTTAAAATTGAAACTTGAAATTTCAAACATAAAAAAACCCCGCCAAAGCGGAGTTGATACATATTGCAGATAGGCACTGCCTAGATACTATTCATAGTAAACTTATGAAATATCCATTATTTCTGCTTGGGGAATGTCATCATCTTCATTCATAACCATAAAACCATAGTTTTTTGTACATTTCATACCCATTACGCCATCTGCATTATTAAATGCAGAAGATTCTGGAATAGTGCAAGAATAATTATTTACTGAACCATCATCACTAGCACAGCTAATCTTGGCAAAATCAGAAAATAAATTATAATGTTGCGCGATATAGGCAGAACCTTCTGTTACACATTGCATTTCCGATTGAACCGGAATTTCTGCCTTTGAAACATGTTGCCTAAGAACTGTCCTAGAGAATGACATTTCTTCGCCAATGGGTTTATCCGAGCTATATATAGAAACATAAGCCTTATTGGCACTTCCCACGTCGGTGCTGATAAGCTCAGCGGCTTGCGCTTGATTGATGATGTTATTTACGTCGCCAATATCACTATCATTCGCCAAAGTACCGACTGCGGTTAACGCAGAACTAATCAAAAATGAAGCAAGTAAAGCTGCGGAATCACTATCAGACATATATCACCCAATTATTTTTATGCGCTATTGTAATATATGGCGGTTGATGCTGTCAATTTTCATATAAAATCATTTAGGTCATAACCTATTTTTAGAAGCTTTTCCTTGCAGCCCTGCGGTTTTTAAAGCCGTAGCATCAAGCTTTGCCTCTATACGCAAAAGATGCTCTACAAGCCTTGCCTCAAGCAATCTTAAGTCATTTTGTGAGGCATAGTTTTTTGCTACCTCAAGCTTAAATCCATGTAAAGCCTCGCGCAGTTGATCGCACCTTCTATCCAGCGTTATATGCACATCATCAATCGCATTTCCCGTCTCCCCTCGAACTCGCCAGATCATAAATAACAATCCTGCCATCGCCGGCAGATCAACCACCGTAATCCACCAGATCAAATCTTTTGATATTTCTGTCATTTTATTTTCTCCTTGAAATCTTATGAAATACAATCCCCGCTCTCAAACCTCAAAGTCGCTTTTAGCGGTGTGGGGGCGAGATCCTTGTTGCCAATTATATATATTTGCGTTTGTGCGCTTACGCTCTAAACGATCGGGCTGCTGCGATAATGCGCCTGCCACTGCGTCCAAGCCATCATCAGCCGCACTTTTCATAGATGGCCGCCATTCGCGCATTTCCATCATGAACGGCGTATTAAAAACCGCCCTGTTAACATAGAGCCTCCCCGCCGCCATAATCGCGTCAAACCCCTCAATAATTCGCACTGCCTTAGCTTTAGTGGAGTTTTGCTCCATCACCCTTGTTTGCGCATTTATATTTGCCAATTTATTACGCAAGATATTAGGCAAAAACCGCCCTATACCATTAGTTTCAACCGATATACACGGCAAGTACAGCTCTTTGGCAAGCTCAGCTACTATAATCGCTTGTTGGGTTGCTTCATCAATTTCATCATTTTCATTCACGCAAATATATTCAAGATGATGCAAATAGTAATTACCGCCTTCATCGGCAAATATAACTGCCATAACGCTGCTATCGCCTTTTGCAGAGCCAAAAGCAGGATCCCACCAGCAAGAGGCGCTAATCATTTTGTGATGCCCGATGAATAAACTCCCCAATATTGGATCATATTCAAGCATATCATCATAGCTTTGCAGTAAATCAGGATTAAGCCGCCCTTGCATGATATTTACGGGCTTTAGCATCATCTGACTTTCAAATTTATTTGGTCCTGCGGATTTTTTTATTTGCTCTATATCCTCATTGCTGTAACGCTCTTGCCATGCAATCTCGTTATTTTCATCAATTATCGGCAGGGACAGGCGTTTAAAACCATCAAGGAATGGAAACTCCTCGCCAATTTCACTGCGCGGAACATCGGCATAAATAGAGTAATAATCATGTGGCGTACCGACATAGAGCTGCGTTCCCCCCGAAACCAGAACATAGGAAATCTCGGATAAGCGCTCGCGCAAATCTTCACGCTTTGCCGCACTATCGCAAGTATTGGGAACCTCAACATCATCGCAAATCACAATATCGGCGCGGCTTCCCGTGATATTAGAGCCAATACCGCGCGCCATCATCGAAGGATCACGCAGCTCCAGCTCTCTATTAACCGTAAAGCGATCCGATGCCCATTGATCTATGGCTTTGGGTTTTAGATGCGCGGTTAAGGGGTGACGCTCTATAATTCGCTTAACATTACGCACCATCTTTTTTGCCAGCGTAAAGTCTGCTGCTAATACTAAAATACGTATATTGGGATTTTGATAAATCAGCCATGCCGCGAATAGCCCGACAATCGTGCTTTTACCCGCTGATCTAAAAGCCATAAGCAATAAGCGTTTATCACCGTTCAGCCACGCTTTTTCTAGCCAATCGGCCATTTTTAAATGCATTTGCGGAGTCTTGCGCCCTTGTTGTTGATTCCATAGCACAGCAAAAAGCTTGAACTCCGCGCCTTCAATCGCGTAATTCGACATATTTACCTCATTTTAAAAGGGGGTTATTTCTTTCCTGACAGCTCATTTTGAGCGTTTTTAAGAAGCTCATTCAGAGCTTTTTGATCTTTATCGCTTATATTATTATCGCCGTGATTTTTACCTTCTAAATCGGCAAGTTTAGCAAGTTTTAAAAGCAGCTCTATATGCGCAATTGCCGCCTTGCAGGCATCATGATGTTTTTTAAAACCTGCCGCGTCACCTATCTGTGATTTAGCAGCAAATTCACGATATGATGCAAAAGCAGTTTCCAGCGCAGGCGGCAAAAATTCAAACATTTGATCGCGGGTATAGTCTCCTAAATTCTTTATATCGGCCATCTATAAAAACTCCATTTGAATCAAGGGTTAAAACAAAAAAACCGCCCAAAGGGACGGTTCAAACTCAAATAATATATTGAAAAATTATAACTCTAAAACACGAACTCCGCGCTCTGATGCGGGAGAGTTTTCCGCAGATAATCGATTTATTTTCTGACCTCTTGGCAAGGCTTCAACATCGTCACTTTCAAGATATTCACCACCGTCACCATTTACTGATATAACGACCTCATTAAGAACATCACTTACGCTTTTATTATTATCCAATGAAACGCTCCCTCTTATACATTTTAAAATATATCAATGATTACAAATCCTAACAAATATAAAACGCTTATGTCAAAATTACTTTAAATATCCATTACATAATCTGTAATAGTTTTGTTATCAATAGCATCATTGCCAAATCCTACGGGAATTTTCATCTCTGTATCCTCTATGGCCTCAGCGACTTCTTTAATATCAAGCCCATACATATCTGCAATTTCCTGAATTATAAAAGCCAGAGTATCACCCATCTTATCTAAATCAGGGTTGATAGCAGGATATATACATGGCTTTGCATCAGGGGCATAATCTTCCATTATTACAGACACTCCCCCGCGCATAGAAGAAAGTCCACGAACACCATCTATTTCTTTTGCTTCCAAAACCTTATCAACGGCTTTTACAACAGTTAAAACCGCAACATCTCGGATTTGTTCATTTGCAGGAATAGCATCTTCTATTGCCTCCTGAATTTCAAATTCTTCATCAACAAAATTGATTACCCCATCAATTGCCATATCAAGAGCATCATCAATAATTACTTTATTCTCCATAATTTTACCTTTTATGTTTTATCCGCTTACTTATCAGGGGTTAACCTAACAAATAAGCGGATAAATTAACATAAAAATTATATGGATTATAAGTGCTTACTAACTATAAACCACTGACCCCCGTCACTTACCACGGTAATTGCACTATATTGACTGTTTAGTGGCTGCCCAAAGCCATCAGGCCCACTGCCGCCTTGCTCTGTCACCGTAATTACATTTGACGATGTATCAGTCTTTTTAAGCGTAATAGTGCGCCCTATTGCTTCGGCGGCATTTGCAGGTGGAAGTCGCGCTGTCATTGCTCCGCCAAAGCTGGAAAGCAAATAAGTATCCACAGCCATATCAATGTCATAAGTACCGCTACCGTCAAAAAAGCGCGTATTACCCGCAGAACGGTTAGAGGCAATAACATACCATTGCGCGCCGTTAGAGATCATCATCACATAGTCATTTTGCGCGCCAAGGAAAAAGTCTTTACCATCTGCGCCAAGCCCTGCCCCGCTTTCAGTTACGGTTATAACATTGCTTGAGCTGTCAGTTTTCTTAACCATCATCATAACGCCTGTTGCCGAGCTTGCCGCGGGAAGCTCTACGCTTAGCGCACCGCCAAATGATGAAACCAGATGCACCGAATGTGATAAATCAAGGCTTACCGTTCCCGTGCTGTCAATGAACTCCGTATCATAGCGCTGCAAAGTTGATTTCATATCGGTAATACTGGTCTTTTGCAGAAAATTTTTATCAGGATAACCCGCATTATACGCGCTATATTGCCCGCCTGATAAATCCCAAATCGCTGCGCCGTCACTGGCCGATAACAGATTATATATAGAGGTTTCAATCGAACCCGTCTCAAGCTTTATATTTGGCACTTGATTAAAGCTCTCCGCATATGGGTTAATAAGCAAAGTCTTGTTACTGTTCGCGCCGATTATAAAACAGCCCTGCGCTGTGCCATCAATATTTGCTTCACAATCAATAAAGCTGTTATTAAAGCTCCCATATTCGATATAAAACCCTGCGCCGCTGATATTTGCGCCCAAAGAATAGGCTCTGCAAGCATAGAATTTATTGGCATTTGGTGTATCGCCTGCGCCTGATTTTGTAAGGTGAAAGCCATTTACTACGGGCTGCTCAACAAGCACGCGGGTAAAATTATTCCAATAACATGGCAAGTTAGTATCGTTATAGCCATCAAGCTGCACCCCTGTATTTGGCGCAACTATCGTTACATCACTTACCGATGTTTGCACAACAGGACGTGTTAAACCGTAAAGCTTAACCCCGATATTACCGCCCTCTATCCTAAGGTTTGAAACTCTTATATGGTCTTCTACCACCTCAATAACATCAAAAGAATTATTAAGTGCCTTTAGAACCGATTTTTGCCCTGCGCCAAATAAAGACTGCCTTGCATTTAAGCGGATTGAGCTGCTCACGAGATAATCACCTTCGGGAATAAATACGCTGTTTGATGCACTAAGCGCATTGATAATTGCATTTGTATCATCGCTAAGGCCGTCGCCTACCGCGCCAAAATCCTTAACGCTTATCATATCGGAAAATTTATCTTGAGAAGTCCTTGTGCTTGCGCCTGTGCCTGAGGCAGTAAAATCAGGAGTGGCCATAGAACCTGCCAAACTCACCGCTATTGGATTGCCATTACCATCAAAGCCAAGAGCTTTGTTAGCGCGGGTTGAAAGATCAGGTAAGATTGTATTTGCAGGGATTTCGCTATCACTATAGCGCAGCATTAAATCATTCTCGCGATTTACCTGTTGCAACGATGCCACCATGTAATCCAGCTCATTATTGATAGAACGTGCGGAAAACTCTCCGCCTTCAAGATAATCACTTACCCGCTCAATAGACAGCTCGCGCGCCAGAGTAATTACCGCGCCATTTGCTGGCGGAGCGTCAAAGATAACATTTCCCCCTGCGCTTTGCCCTGCTCCGCTTATGCCAAAGCCGCTAGATTGCTTCGCACCATCAATATATATGGCTAAATCCTTATCCTCGAATATCGGAAAAGGATAGGCGTAGCTACTATCCACCCCATCGGAAATATAGCGCACAATCGGCGTAATATCGGGCATTTTAATATGATCACTTGTCATTTTATAACTCCTTTAATTTCTAATTTGAAAAAATATGATCGGAAAACAAAAAAGCCCGCTAAATCAGCGGACTTTGAAAAAACTGTTTTTCTATTAATTTAATGAATTGATTTAATGGGGTTCAGATGTACTTCTATCAATGTTAGGTAACGCTCTTTCTTCATAATCTTCTTCTGTTTCCATGTAATATTCACCCAACTGATCGACAACTCTTTCCATTTCGCTCTCACTGACAAATGAATAAGAAAATCCTGTGCCATGGTGAAGCTTAACCATTTCATAATCTTCCATTGTTCCCTTTAAAATAACAGTTCCAGAAGTAGAAATATATTTTTCTATATTATTTTTTTCTGCAAAGGTTCTAATCATTAACTCGAAAACATCATCAGACAAACTGCTCTTCACTTCGGCTAAACGATCCAAATAGGAGTTATAGTTTGATGAGGAATTCTCAATAACAATATAGCTATCTTCTTTTTCCTTACGAAAATCAGAAGATACCTTAAAGTCCCCGCTATCAAAAAAATTGTCTTTCACCATACGTGCCCTTTTTTATTGCTTGTATGAATTATAGAATATTTATATTTAGAAAAGCAATATTATTGCAATAAATCAGTAGCCCTATTACCTATTGCCGATAAATTGCGCAAGTTATTTCTTTCCTGTAATTGCGTGCGCTGTAAAACATTGAGCGATGCCCCTTGAGATAGATTCTGATCTATTAAGCTTAGGCGCAAATTATCAAGTTCCTCTCGCCTTTTTCTTTCCTCATCACTTTCATCAAACAAACCTAATAAAACCGCCTGCGATGAAGCCGCGCCAGATCCTACCCCTTGCGCCCCAAAATTAGCGCGTTGACGAGATACTGCGCGGCGCAAGGCTCTTTTGCGCTTTTCCTCGCTTTGGCGGGAATCTATGGCAATGCGCTCACGATTTAACTGTGCGTTTTGCTGCGCTATTTTCTGATCCAGATCTTGGCGTTTCTTAAGCTGTTTCAGTGATTGATCTTGGCTTTTCCTGCGTGAAAATTCGGACACTGCCAAGCCAACCCCTTGGCTTACCAATGCTGATGTTAATATAGGTGTGATTGCTGCCATGATATTTTCTCCTATTTAATCATTAACTTTAATTTCTGTTGCTACCGATAATAATGTAAAGGGAAGCGGTAATTCCTGCTCTATGCGCCAGAGCGGAGTTACCCCCTCTTTCTGCCAGCCAAGTCCGCGCACACGTACATCACCGCTTATTTGCGGGTTTGGTTGCCCTAAAATTATATTATCGCCAAAATCTTTAAGCGGAATATCTTTAAGCCCCCTACCAACATCAAGCCTGAGGGCTGCGCTGTCTTTCAGGCGGAATATTGCCTCAACAAGACGAATTTTACGCCCTGCTCCTATCCTTCCAACCTCATTGGGGGGAAGCGGTTCTATAACATGAGTATAAGAAAGCCCGATTTGCACTGATGATGCAGGCTCACTTAAAGTCACTGACCCGTTTTGCACCAACTGATTTTTAAGCACTGCGCCATCGGCAATAATAGAAACGCTTTGCCCTTCAAGGTGATCTAGCCCCGACCATATAGTTGCAGGAGTACTCACCTGACCCGATAATGCACTATCGAGAAATAAATCAAGACTTAAAAGCTCGATCATATATTCTCCACCGCGCTCTATTAGCATATAAACATCATCACCAACCACGGCCACGGATTTTACCAACCCATTTGTTTCATGGCTTGTCCAAGCGGAAACTTTCTCGGCTCTAAAAACGGTAAGAGTGGCAAATTTTCCGTCTTCCCTAACCACAAATAACAAGCGATTATTGGAATCATAATCCTGATCTATCGGCATTTTCACAATATCACGTGATAGCAACGCCAAATCGGTGGACGCATAAGCGGCCTCCAAATCCGTATATAGAAATTCATAAATCTCATTTCCGCTTCGCGCGCAATAAAGTGTTGCTCCATCAACATTAAGCGGTGGTATATAGCGATCAATGCGTGACCCAATGCGGGTTTGCCGTCTGATTTGAACCTGAGATGGGGTAAGCGGCTCGCCCGTTACCATCCATTCCGCGCCACTGGTAAAAACCTGTAAATGACGAGAGGAAAAAACCCCGCGCACCGCATTAACCTGATCGGAAAGTATAGAAAACTCGATGGCCTCATCATCAAGCCCCTCTCCCAGATCAAAATTAAATAAATCGCCAGATTTTGAAAACCAAAGACGATTTGGCAGATCACGACTGCCACCGATCACCAGCCTATCTTGATGAAATGCCACCGTTACGGGATAGCCTCGCACAGGGCTGAAAGCCTGCTCAAACCAATCTATGCTTGGATTAGTATCAGGCAAATATAAAAATTGTGCGCTGCCTGTGATATTGGGATCATAATCAGGGTTGGGCTTGGGAATGACATTTCCGCTTACCACCGTGGGGGATTCAAAATCGGTTATATCAACATCTATCCCGCGTAAACGCAGGCGCGTTCCTTTATGGCCTGCTTCGAACACATCTGCCGAGGCGGTTATGGTTATCGCCCCTTGAAGCGCGCTAGGGCTAAGAGTCACCGCGCTATCGGCAAATTTGAAAAATGGCTGAAAGATTATATTATCCTGCGTGAAATATTCCCAATCACTTAAAGCCCACACCCCGCCCAGCGAACGTACAAGTTTTTTTGGTGGCGTTTCAGGGTGAACCAAAAGCAGCGTATCCGCACTTTGCGTCCATGCAATTTGGTCTATCTGATCCGTATTCCAAGGCGTTGTGATGGTTGTTTCCTTTACTCCGCCCGAATATATATCAATCTTTCCATCGGTTATTACAAGCAGCGCAGTTTGCTCTGAATTAAACTCAAAAGCTATTAGCTTACCCGCGCCCGCTGCTTTATCAATATAGCTCATGCCAAAACGTCGTTTTACACCGCCAGTGGGGTTTATAAATACATTTTTAAGGGTAAGCGCGCCATTATCATAAGCACGTAAATCCCCGCGCCCAAGTATCTCACGGCTCACCTGACCTGCGGTAAAGGTTGTTTTAATATCTCTAATTCTTGTCATGATATTTCCTTATATTTTTAAAAATTCAGGCACAAAAAAACCCGCACAAAATGCGGGTCTTTCGTATCAATATTTATTCGCTTAACTTTTAAATCTTATAGCTCTTATACAGGAGCAAAATCATCGCCATAATCATATATAGGCGCAGGAGCTGCTTCTTGTGGATTTGCCTCAAGAAACGCGGCCACTTCTTGCGCGGCATCTGCAATTTTATCCAATAATTCTTTGGGTAAAAAACCCTCATCACCCATCATAGCATCTCTAGGGATGCTATCCTCAGCTACAGAAACTTGCTTAGATATTCTTTCAACATCTGGTGCGCCGATACCGAGCTTTTCACTTTCAGAAGCGGAAAGATTATTCAGAGCCCCAGCCTCTATCACGGCATCATTCGGAGCAGCCGGAATATCTCCTTGAGCTTCCATATCCCATTCATCACCCAATGCGCCTATATCATTCATACCCATAATTATTATCCTTATATTTCCCAAATGTGGGACTATTATATACCATTAAAAAGATGAACGTCAAGAAAAGCTCTAGTCACGCACCTGAATTAGGGTGAAATCCTCTATACGTGAAGGTGTATCTTGCTGCGCGTCTATTTGTCTGGAGAACTTAAACTCACGCTCAGCAAGCTTTAGCATAGTTTCAGAGCGTGAGGTGTTCTCCGTTACCGGAATTGTAAACTCGGCGGCTAATCTTGTTATAAGCGCAGAATCAAAATATGGCGGAAATACAGACTCATCGGGGCGGAAAATATAGCTAAGCACAACTTCTGATTCATTACTATGAAGTGCGCCCGCAGCTATGCGATAATTAAGACCGCGCCCGCGCGCCCCACTTCCTGCGCTTAATGCTCTTAGGAAATCACTTGGTAATTGGTAAGCATAATCATAATCGGCTAGTGGTGCATTTGCCAATCTATCTAGCTTAGCTTGTCCGCTGGCAAAGCTCCACCCATAGGCAGAAAGCAAAGCGTCCCTAACTTGTGAATATAGCGCGCCTGCTATTTCGCTCTCGGCTGTGCCATCGTCAAAGCTTGTGATTGGCGCCGCTCCGATTTTTATTAGGGCTCTGGCGCATAGACCAATATCTGATAATGCCATTTTTAATTCTCCTTTTGGGTTTAAAAAACGCGGAATTATCCGCGAGCGTTCAGTCGAACGCTTTTTGGTTTAAAAACGCGGAATTATCCGCGAGCGTTCAGTCGAACGCTTTTTGGTTTAAAAACGCGGAATTATCCGCGAGCGTTCAGTCGAACGCTTTGGGTTTATATTTAAAAATCCAGCTATAAAAAAAGCCCCGCTTTTGCGAGGCTTTACATTATTAGTCATAAACTTAGTGATAAAATTTATTCAAACTTACATTCTTTCAAAGAACTATCCCATGATCCGCCATTATCCAAACAACTATCAATGTTCAGAAAATTTGCATCATAGTCATTTAATGACCATAAAATTATCCACGTCACAGCAATTATCAAAAACAATGTAAATAACAAAGCTGAAGAAAACCTAATAAAATATTTTCTAGTATTTTTCATCTAATGCCTTTGGTCTAAAAATTGAGCATGCTTCCTGCGATGACTTAAAATTACCAGTACGGGCTGCATCTCGTCCATATTTATTTACACTTTGATCCTTTATAACATCTTTTGCTGTTTCTATAGGACCACTTTTAAATGTACCTTTTACAATATCAGTTGCTTCTCGCATATTACTTAAAAATGCAGCTACTGCAAATCCTCCCCATCCTTTTTCTGATGCCTCATAATTAGCACGACAATGAAAATATTTATCTGCTCCTATTGTGTTTGACTTACGCATGTTTTTATAATTTTTCCAAAAAGCAGAAAATGCACTTTTTGCATCAGGGCGTTCTTGTAATGACTTTTTTATAACCCTTTGTGTCTCACCTTTCTGATTAATAATACCATCAGATTTCAAACCATTATCATTTTGAAAATCATTTATAGCAATAAACAAACTATCATCTGCATAAGGAGATAGACCTGTGTTGCTATCATCATAATACCCTAGGGCCGTAAGAGAAAATTTAACTTTTGCTGTATCATCAAAGCTTAATGATGAATCACGAACAATATTTTTTTCAAGATCAAACATTTTTTAATTCTCCTTTTGATTTAAAAAACGCGGAATTATCCGCGAGCGTTCAGTCGAACGCTTTGGGTTTATATTTAAAAATCCAGCTATAAAAAAAGCCCCGCTTTTGCGAGGCTTAAAAACTGTTATTAACCTAATTTAGCTTAATGCAAAGTATGCGGGTTATCTATGGTGTCATAGCCCTCTTCCATATCCATCAAATGCTCATTACGGCGGATTAAAGCTGAAAACTCATCATTAGATATTTCCCTAACCCTGATGATATTTTTAAGACCTTTAGGCATATGCTCCAGCGTATCAGCAGACATATTTACGACTATGCCTTCTGAATATGAATGAAATTCTTTATCAAAACTCCCCTCATAGGTTGGATCGTCCATTAAATTCTGCAATACACGATCTAAGAATTTACCATCTGCTTCTCTGCGCTCATCATCTTCCATGAAGTCGCGTCCATTACCGTTATTTAATCCGGGGTGGCCGTCTTGTTCAATAAACTCAATAATATAACGCCCGATTTTTTCATGCTTATTTTGATCCAGATAATCCCCTATCTCAACGGGGCTGGCCTCTCTTATTTCTGTAAAAAACCCTTCAGGAGCTTGCTCTCTAATAATATTAGCCGCCTCGGGAGTCATTTTAACAATTAAACCATCATCTTGGTAAGCTGCCCCTCTTAAATTGCTTCCTACAAGGCCAACTAAATTACCCATTGTGCGGTTGAAAAAACGGTTATGCCCTCTTTCATCATCACCATATTCCATTTCTCTGCCCTCTAGTGCCTTTTCACCAAAGGCCAAGAAATAAGTTTCATATGGATCTTGATCTTCTTCATTGTCACCTCGGATTTGATAAAATTCTTTACGCATATTCACCCCTAAAAATTCTTCTAATATAACAATACTCTAATGAATACATAAATATGCACTGTTAGCCAAGAAAAAAGCTACAGCCACAACCCATTTTAAAAGTGAGTCATGGCTGCGCTTACTTGATACCTGATTTTAAAAAGCAGCAAAAGGCGAGCGCGTAAAGTAAGAGAGGAGGATATATGCGCTTAACTTAAAAAGCCTTTATACAGCAATCACTATAGGGCAAAGGAAAGGATAAAAGCCCTATCATCATAAAAGCCTAATTATAGATAGGCCGTTACAGTGACGCTGCCGCCGCTATTGCCTGTGACGATATAGAATTTCGTCGAGGGAATACCATCAGTATCAATATTGGCAATTATCAGATCATTGACATTGAGCATAGAAGAAGCGGAGCTAAAATAGTCCAGAGCTTCAATGCTGCTATCTATGGTCGTGTAATGCCATAAAGTAAAGTTATTAGCATACGCGAGTACGCTTAAATCAGATGCTATAAAAGCCATGATTTATCTCCTATTAGTTAAATCGGCGGATTTACGCCGAGGTCACGGTCGCAACCTTTGGGTTCAAAATTTTATGAAGATGAAATTGCTTAATCTGGAGTTTCATCACAGTTTATGACTACGATTCCACTATCATCAATAAGGCCAGATCCTTGGCTCATCATGTTATTCACAAAATGAGAAGCCCGATCACCATGCCATGATATATCGGTTTGCACCTCGCTTGCGGCGGCGTGACCAACGGCAGTTTTATGATAATAAAAGCAAGAGCGAATATCATTAGCATCTTTAGGTAAACCCGAATGGGGAACAAAAATTGTCCCTAAGAACATCTTGGCCTGAGTAATTCCTGCAAATGGCAAGTTATCCGCGCCAATATAATCCGCGCTTACAAACTCATTGATAGAAAGCAATTCACTCCACTGTTTCCAGCCGACAACGCAAAAACGCTGATTATCATCAGGTACATCATTTTCACCAAAAGTTTCAAACGCGCTTAGGATTTTATCCTTGGTCATGCCGATATTGCCATCAGCGATCACCTGAGAGCTTGCCCCAGATAAAGCATTTATAATCAGCTCATCAGTTTTACGACCCAAAGCATGCGCTCCTGCATTGGCAATAACCTGACGCTCATCAATATTGGTTTTCAGCTCATCAAGACGATCAATCCAATCCCCCGCATAATAATCGCTTAACACGACCTCAATGCTGGTATGATCCAGATTCATAACCGGAACCATACTGTTGGTTGATTTCGTGCTTGCCGTTCCTTTTCCTACCTTTTGGAAAACTGCGGCAGAGCCATTAACATTTGATATTGTCCGAACCGTGTTTCTAAGTTTCGATCCCTGACGTTGGTAGGCCTCATGCACTTCGCGTTCGAATTGCTTGATAAAAGCCTGATCTATCGTAGTAGACATACGTAAACCTCATTTCTTTGTAAAAGTTAAAAATTAAAGTGAAAGAAATCCGCTTTTGGTTGTCTTGAAAAAGGCCTAACGTCGGATATGAACAAAGCTCTTACAGGCGCAAAATGATTCGATTTATGCGTTTTCTGCAAAAATAATAACGAAACTATCCGTTGCTTAATTTTATCGTTAAGCAAAAAAACTCGTAATTATGGCGTTGATAACTATATAAATAGGGTTATATTCCTACAATGTCAAGTAAAAACTTCATTTCTGTGGGTATTTTTGACAAAAGGTTAATAATGCCTTAATTTTGACAAAAATATATATTAGCTTATTTTCATAAACAGCTATGGGTAAAAGAAAAAATATGTTTAGTAAAGTTGTATCATCACCGGGAATGGAGGACAGAAATGACCTCATTCAAAGAAACAGGCAACACGCGCGCCGTTCTGATGATCGCTGTGTGAGCATTATTAACGGTCAAATGCACCCTGTCGAGAATTGGAGCAATGGCGGAATGCTTATTGCCGCTGATGAAAGATTATTTGCTCTTGATCAAGAATGTACCTTTACCCTAAAATTCAAGCTCCGTGATGAGATTATGGAGATTGACCATAAAGCCAAAGTTACTCGTAAAGTACCCGGGAAAATTGCTCTGGAATATTTAGCACTTTCAAAAGATGTGCAGGCAAAATTCCAACAAGTAGTCGATGATTACGTATCCCAACGCTTCGCCGAATCACAATCTTAAAATTCTTCTATACTCTAATATATGTGCTCGCCCCCATATTACTAACAAATATAATAATAGATATATCTTAAATATATAGGGACAAAGCGAGATATTTACTTCTACGTTATGACTATACTACGGCCACAATAATTACTTACCGTACAACCCCTCAAAGCCTTGCGTAACCTTGGCAATAAAGGCAGGGTCGCGGTCACGCCAATATTTAGGATTGCGCATCATAGAGGATAGTTCCTTCTCCCCCATGCTTCCCTCCACGGCGGCGTTATTACGGCTTAATTTAGGCTCTCCACCCTTCATCATGCGGTGCAAGGCAAGCACTCCCTCATAAGAGCTTGAAAGATTATCCAAAACATCTGCGGGCAGATTTTTTTGCCCAAACGCCAAAAGCTGTCGCGAAGTTTCTTTCCATTGCTGCGCCCCGCCAAAATGATTGATAAGCTTCTCAACCTCGCGGTCTGCGTTAAAATCTGCGGCGACATCATGCATCATCGGAATCATTTTCTCTGCGGCAAGGTCGTAAACTGTCTGCGCCTGATCTTGCGTAAAGCCCATATCGTGAAGGCGTTTATTTACCTGCTCGTCAGACTCAAATAACCCATGATCGCAAGCAATGCAATATTCCTCATGCGATTTTGGCGGGCGCGGTATTTGGGATAGTTTTTGCTCCAGCTCCTTATATGATTTAGCCATCATATCAAGCTTAACTGCGCCTGTTTCAGGGTCTTTAAACTTCTGCGGCACTTCGGCATTTAGTAGGTTTTCTTCTTTGGGGTTATTTGAATTATCAGTCATATTGGATACTCCTTTTGCTTATGATTGTTGATTTTGTGGTGTTTCTTGATCTAGTACAGGCACGTCACTTAAATCTGGTATAATTTCGTTGCGGATAAGATCACTAGGAACGGCCATTGCCTCGCCTAAGAATTTTACGGCTGCGGGCATATTTACAGATAAAGCCGCCTCCCCGCCCATTGCCATCACCGAGGAAAGCCAGCTTAACGTATTTTGCACATTGCGTTGCCCTTGCGCTCTGGCTAGGGGAGAGCGATAATCCACCGCGACCATACGCCCATCAAGCGAAATATCAGGCACTTCACCGCGCCTGCGTAAAATTGCAAATGCACGTTTTATAAGCGGAGTGAGTAGCTCTACTTGAAGTCTGCCATATGTTGCACCAAGAATAAGTGACATCTCTGCCGAGCGTTCAATAACTTCCGTGGCACTCATTTTACCAACATTGGCTACGGGTAATATTTTATCAGCCAGCAGCGCATGGCGAATACGGCTTTGCAAATTATCAAGCATGAGCTGCGACACATCAAAACGCCCTGGCATTTCCAGTGGCTGCAAGCCTTTAGAGCCTATGGCTTTTGGAATAATACTCCCCGGAGTAAGCTCTATATTCGCAGGGTTTAAAACCCCATCATCATCAGCCTGCCAAATTCCTGTAACCGCGATAGAAGCGTTCTTTAATATAAGCTCTACTACCTTATTTGCGGTTTTAATATCTGGCATAGCCTTCATCACGGGCGAGCGTCCGTAAATCTCCGCAGGGGATTTTGACCAGCGAAAATTTATCATCGGCGAGCTTGAAAAACTCCCGCTATGAAGTAATATAGGATCATTCTCATCATGGATTAAAATCGCGTTATAATCATATGACAACCCATTAGGCAGCACCGCTTCTAACACATCAAAGCGAGCCTGCGGATCTTGAGCAGCTTCTTTTAAAACATTGCTTGGGATTTGCGCAAAAGGATAGCGCGCGGTTAGCTGATTTAGTGTCATTTGCTGAACAGTATATGAGCCATCAAGATAGCCTCTTGCCCCCTCCTCTAGCACAGTATTTTTAAGAGCCACAGAGCGGAAATTAAAAGATGATGATTCTCCAAGCTCTGCTTCTTCGAATGAAAGGCTTGCCGTTCCTCCAACCACTAAATCAAGGTAACATTGGTGGATTTCCACCGCGAAGTTAGAGCGATCAAAATGTGCCTGAATGGTTCTTGATACTTGTTCTAATATAGGGGCGAGCGCATCGGCTTCGCTTGGTGATAAATCTGGCCCAGCTTTTAGTCCAAACCATTGCGACCATGCAGGGGTTAAATTCCCCATCAAACTAGCCGCCAATTGATCGGCAGCATCAAGAGCAGTAGCGTCATATATCTTATTTGTGCGCGTCTGACCTACGCTTAAATTACCATTAAAGCCGCCGCGCTGTGGAAGTGCATAATTATAGCAATCCTCCCATAATCTATTCCAGACATCACGGTGCTTTTTTGCAGCATCATAACGCTCTAACAATATTTTTGCATCGAGGTTTTCATCTTGAGTTTTGCTGTTCTCTACAATCATTTTTAAAATCCTTTTTGTTTTCTACGCTTATTCACTCATTATTTATTCACCTAAAAGAGTTTTTCTTGCGCTATTCCTATTGGCTTCTTGTAAGAACCCACGCAAGCCAGTGGCAATAGTGCCAAAACGACCGCGACCGCGTGACAGTAAGCTTTTTATACGCTTTTGCGACTGCTCATCTTGTTTGCTAGCTGCGCTTTGCGTAGGAGATTCTTGTGTTTGCGCGGGAGGAACTTCACGAGTTTGAATCACTTGAGCTTGCTGTTTTTTGGGGGCTTTTGGGGTTGAGCTTAAACTTCCCATGATAATTCTCCTTTATTTATATTTGATTGTTTATGTTGCTGCTGTTGCTCTAAATATTTATAGAGCTGCCACGGTGTGAAAATGCTCCATTTATGGATACCTAATATGCGTTTACACGCCTCAACGCATGTGAAAATCATGATTGGCGCGCTGCGTTTTATATTGCGGGTAAGGTTGGCTTTTACTACGCTATGACCACGATTTTCCAGCCACTCGGGCAAGTCAAAATCTTCGGGCAGCTCATGTATTACGACCTCCATATAATTTGCCATAGGATCAATACTAATCCAGCTATTCCCGTCATGGATAATTACAAAGCAATGGCGAAAACCTTTCTTAAAAAATCTTAACCACGGCAATTCCGTTTGATTGGTAAAAACCAGCCACGCTTTTTGTGAATGTAGCGCACTAATATCAATAAATTCAGAAGTTTTAATCATTGCACCCTTGCCCCCTCATTATCTAAATTTGGGAAAATTGTTGGCATGGCACAGCCCTCACTACCGCTGATATATTGGGATACCCAGCTCTCTTTTAAAATGATGCCTTTGCGCTCTAACACGGGACGCATACGCTCCAACGCCTCTTTCCACAAATAATAAGACCTAGCCTCTTTTGCGCGATTCGGATCAGGAGCAAGATGCCTGCGCCCATAATGGCGAAGAACCAACAAATGCTCTCTTAACAATCTGCGCTTGCGATATAAATCATCAAGAATCTTTAAAATATCCACAGGCTCACAAGGACGACGAACCAGCCCCGCCCCAGATACATAACGCGCCCCATCATTACGAGCTTGCTGCGCCACAATAAACCAAAACCAAAGATCTTCTATTGTATCAAACGGCACGCCTTCATTATGGCTAGACATCTTGTTTTCCAGCATTTCTTTGTCTTTATTTTTGTCCTTCATGCCATATCGCCTTTCGTTGTTTTTATGATTGGGTAGAATATTTATGTGTGTAAAAAGATACATTTGTTCCCTTTATGTTCCTATTTATGATATAAGAGATATTCAAAGTCAAGGAAAATTTAAGAATAATTTCCTATTTACCTTTTGCCGTATAAATGGGATTACTATCCTACGTTAAATATTATGACGTTTTTACTTAAGGTTATTGCTCATATCTTAATTTGGACTAGGCATGAGTGATGCAGCGTATTTTTATACGTTAAGAACGAATAACAACGTCCAAGCTAAGATATGGATAATGAATATGTTTACACATGCACAAATATGGCAAGGGCTTGACAACCTAGCGAGCGCAAAGGGTTACTCACCTTCGGGTTTAGCCAAACAAGCGGGGCTTGATGCGACCTCTTTTAACAAGAGCAAACGCATAAGCCCAGATGGTAAACCGCGCTGGCCTTCAACAGAGAGTATTGCCAAAGTTCTTGCGGTTACAGATTCCACAATGTCAGAATTTATTGACTTAATCGGTGATGCCCCGCAAAAATCTTTGAGCGAGCCTGAGAAAAAAGAAATTTCTCTAAGAGCTGCCAAGGCTCTCATAGAAACCGAATCGGTTTTGTTTAATGCCAAAGAGCCTTTTACCCTTAAATCAGGAAAGAAAAGCCCCGTATATATTGACTGCCGTCGCTTGATCTCCTTCGTTCAGGAGCGCAACGCCCTTATGAATGATGCGGCAACTTTGATAAGATCGGAAATTGGCGTTGATAAAATTGACGTACTTGCAGGCGGTGAAACGGCTGGAATCCCCTACTCCGCTTTTATTTCTGATCGCCTTAACAAGCCCATGATATATGTGCGTAAAGAGCCCAAAGGTTACGGCCGTATGGCGCAAATTGAAGGGCATTTACCAGAGAAAAACAGCGCAAATAAAAAGCCCAATGTGATTTTGATTGAGGATTTACAAACCGATGGTGGCAGTAAGGAAATTTTTGTCAAAGCCCTGCGCGAAGCAGGCGCAAAAGTCGATCATGCCTTTGTTGTATTTCATTACGGTATATTTGAAGCCAGCAAACAGAACATGGAAAAGATCGGGATTAAGCTCCACGCTTTGACAACATGGTGGAGCGTTTTGGAAATAGCCAAGGAAAATAACTATTTTGATACGCAAACTCTGCAATCGGTTGAATCATTTCTTAATGATCCTATAAAATGGCAAGAGCAGCATGATTAA